CTTTTTCAACAATTGGAACAGATTTTTTTGCTAAAGTTTTAGTGACACTTCCTACAGTTTTAAGTCCATTATCAACCGCAGGTAAAACCTTATTAGTTGTATTTTTAATAGATTTCATGAGAGATTTGCGATTGCTTCTTGTTCTTGCCATTATGAAATATAACTATAAAATAATTATATTTGGAATAATTATATTTAGAATATATAAAATGGAATTGAAGTATATTCTAAAGATATGTATTGCTGCGTTTTTTATTATTTCTTTAATAATGTTTATAAATGTAATTGGATTAAATTTTAACGCAGAACCCGTTCCTATTGAAGGCATGGTTGCAAGTAATAGAAAAAGTTATGCTCAAAAGAAGGAAGAAGCAGAACGTCTTTATAAAAAAAAGTGTGGTGGTAAAAAAAATACAACTAGTGAATTGTGTAATAAAGTAAAATTTAATAATAATTTTTTTGAAAATACTAAATCTTGTATTTGGACAAACTCCAATAAATGTATCCCCGGCAACGTTGATGGTCCAGCATATAACAAAGATTCTAAATTAGATTATTACTATTTCAAAAGCAAATGTTATGGAAATTGCCCGAAAGTTGCTTAATTATAATACCTGCGTCTTCGGCTAACTCTTTAACAATTGCATTATTATTATAATCGTCCAAATAAATAACTTCTTTAATGCCACATGCTGCTATTGAACGGAAACAATTTATACATGGGTAATGAGTTATATATATTTTAGAGTCTTCTAATGAAACACCCCTTTTAGCACAATCTGTAATGGCATTAATTTCACTATGAATTATAGATTGTTCGTGATTGTCTTGAATGCGACTTATATGTGGCGCGCCTTGTATATAACCGTTATAACCCATAGAAATCAATCTATTGTTTTTTACTATAATAGAACCAACATTTAACCTCTCGCATGGTGACCTACACGATGCTAAAAATGCGATCGACATAAAATATTCATCCCATTCTAATCGTTCGTTTAGATGATGTTTTTTATAATTTTGTATAACAGAAAGCATAATAGTTATTATATTATAAAAAAATTGATTTAAATTAAAATTATATAAGAATAATATACTAAGATATATTATAAAACATGATTATTCCAGTGAAATGCTTTACGTGCGGTATGGTTATAGCAAATAAATATCGCTACTATCAAGAACAGGTGCGTAAAAAGAAATTTGCCAAAAAAAATAACGGAGAATCTATTGACGTTGATAAGGTTCTTTATTTAACAAAGGAATTCGTGGAAAAGACACCTGAAGGAGAAACACTTGATGAATTAAATATGAAAAAAATGTGTTGCAGAAGACATTTCTTAACACACGTTGATATCGAATAATTTCTTAACATATATTATAAAATGAGTAGACATACTAGAAATAGAAAAAGTCATAAAAAAAATCAAAAAATGTATAAAATGAAGGGATGTTCTAAAAACACACGTAAAAATTTAGGAAAAGGTAAACGTAAACGTATAAATGCCGATAAAGATATAGTAGCGCCATTGCCAATTCCAATGCCTCTTGTTTTTTCATCAAGAACTCGAGTTGGTGGCATGCCTTTAAATCCGAACGGAACCAATCCAACAATGCCTAATACTGGTCCTGTTGTTAATGGACTAGCTACGCCTTTTTTAAATCCTCAAGGTTCTCAAAATGGTGGATGTAATTGTGGTACATCATTCGGCGGTGGTAAAAAAATGAATGGTGGAAATTCAGGAATTCCTTATCCTAATGGACTCGTAGGCAAATCATGGTCTTCAAATAGTGGTCCTGGCGTAAACGGTGTTCAAGGAGATAGTAATTATTTGGCACTAAACAATTATAATGTGGATCCACAAACAAGAATGATTGCTACTGGTGCGCAACCGCCTTTCTCTGGTGGTGGAAAACGTTCAAGAAAAAACATAAAAAAAACAAAAGCCATAACAAAAAGACAAAGAGGTGGGTTTATAGGTCAAGATTTAATTAATTTAGGAAGACAAATTCAATTTGGTTTAGGAAGTGCGTATAATGGTATTAATGGTTACCCTGGGCCAGTTAATCCTCAACCATGGAAACAACTACCGAACACAATAAATTTAAATACAGTTAGAGCGGCATTTTAATAAATTTTTATTTTCTAATTATAATTTAAAATGAGTTCTTTCCCTAAAAGTTTAAAGGAACTATGCACTCCAGCAATGTTATATTTTGTTATATCTATGTTATTTCTACTTTTAGTAGTATTACAAAATCTAGGCAATTCAAATAGTTATAACGTAGGTTCTTTTTCTTGTCGTGTACCAAATACAACATTAATTTTTGTCATTAAATTTATTTATATATTGTTTTGGACATATATTCTTAATTTAATATGCAAAGATGGACATGTAGGACTTTCTTGGTTGTTAGTATTGCTTCCATGGATTTTGTTATTTGTTTTAATAGGTTTGCTTATGATTAATATGTAAAAAAGTCGAATGATAATATTAAAAAAAATAATAATTTTATAAAATAAATTTATTATTATTATATATGGCAACAAAAATAAAAAATGGTTTATCATATGACAAAAATGGATGGAAATATATTTCAATTAAAGGTGAACCAAAAGAACGTGGATATGCGTATGGTTACTTATGCGCAAACAATTTTAAAGAAATCCAAAAAATGTTAAAGTTTTTCATGATGGAAAGTTTTGGAATGGAATGGGAATATTTTATAACAGAGATTTCAAATGATTTTAAAGAAATGACAGAAAAAGAATTTAAAGAATTATACGACGAAATGGAAGGCATTGCTGAAGGGTGCGTAGCGAATGGTTGCGAAACAACCGTTGACGAAATAATCGCGTGGAATTTTTATATGTCTATTTCTTATTGGTATTCAACAAAATCTCAAACACGTATAGGAAAAGAAGGTGGATCTCCTGATAGATGTAGTGCTTTTATGGCTGTTGGCGATTGGACAACAGACGGTAAAATAGTTTGCGCACATAATAGTTTTACAGATTTTATTGATGGACAATATTCTAATATAGTTTTAGATTTAAACCCATCAAAAGGTAATCGTTTTATTATGCAAACTAGTCCTTGTTGGATTTGGAGTGGTACGGATTTTTTTGTTACTGATAAAGGGATTATAGGAACAGAAACAACAATCGGCGGGTTTATTCCTTACGAAAAACGTTTTCCAATTGGTTATAGAATTAGACAGGCTATGCAATATGGAAATACATTGGATGAATATTGTGAAATACTTTTAAAAGGAAATTCAGGCGATTATGCGAATTCTTGGTTATTTGGCGACATTAATACAAATGAAATTTTACGAATTGAATTAGGACTTAAACATCATAATATAGAGAGGACAAAAAACGGTTTTTTTATTGGTTTTAATGCGCCATACGATGAAAAAATTAGAAATTTAGAAGTGCAAAATTCAGGGTTTTATGATGTTAGAAGACATCAAGGCGCTAGATTAGTTCGATTAGGGGACCTTATGGATGAACACAAGGGTAAAATAAATATTGATATAGCAAAAAAAATAATTGCTGACCATTATGATGTTTATTTACAGAAAGACGACAATCCTTGTTCCAGAACAGTATGTTCACATTATGATTTAGACGCGAGAGAATATATGTCAGATCCTAGTAGACCTAAACCGTTTTCACCACATGGCGCCGTAGACGGAATCGTTTGCGATACAACCCTTGCAAAGAATATGAGTTTTGTTGGGCGTTTTGGTAATTCTTGTGGTATACCATTCAATAAAGATGAATTTTGTAAAAAACATAGACAGTATTACAAATTCTGCCCGTATTTGAAGGATAGACCTACACAAGAATGGACGGAATTCTCTATTACAAATTTCAATGATAAAGTAGGTGATAAAAAAAAATTTAGATTGACAACAAAAAGAGGTAGAAATAGACACAATAAAACAAAAAAGAATAATCAATAACCATAAATTTTAACAATAATATATATAATAATTACATTTTAAAAAAATATGATTATTATAATATAAAATGGATAAAGACACCAATAAAGAAAGCATCTCTTGGAAATTAATTGATAAGTATTTTAAAGATAATCCGACTTGCTTGGTTTCACACCATTTAGAATCATACAACGAGTTTTTTAGAAATGGAATTAAACGCATTTTACGAGAAAATAATCCTATTCGGTTTATTGAGCGAGAAGATGAAGGAAATGAATCCGGAAAAAGAAACGAATGTTTATTATATTTAGGGGGTAAAGATGGAAATAAAATTTATTATGGCAAACCAGTAATATATGATGACAATAATTCACATTACATGTTTCCGAATGATGCGCGTTTAAGAAATATGACTTATGGAATTACAATTCATTACGATGTAGATGTAGATTTTATTTACTATATTGGAAATGAAAAAAAAGAGCACAATGTATCATTGCCTAGAATTTATCTAGGTCGTTTTCCAATTATGCTTCATTCTGATTTGTGTATTTTAAATACACTTAACAAAGATGTCAGATTTAATATGGGAGAATGTAGGAACGATTCAGGAGGTTATTTTATTATAGACGGAAAAGAAAAGGTTCTTATTTCACAGGAGAAGTTTGCCGATAATATGCTTTACATTAGAGAAAATAGTGATGACAATATTTATAGTTATTCGGCTGAAATCAGATCTGTTTCTGAAGATACTTCAAAACCCATTAGAACTACCTCTGTAAAATTTCTAGCACCTTCACCATCTTTAAGCAATAATCAAATTGTGGTTTCTGTTCCAAATGTTAAAAAACCTGTTCCGCTTTTTATTTTAATGCGTGCTCTTGGTGTCATATCGGATAAAGACATTATTCAAACTTGTCTCTTAACAAATTTAGACGATGAACTTGAAAATAACAAAAACCATTATATAGATTTATTTATCCCTTCGGTACATGATGCGAATAAAATTTTTAATCAACAAAATGCGCTTGAATTTATAGCCGAATTAACAAAGAGAGGAACCATTTCCGGCGTTATAGAAATCCTCTCTGATTATTTTTTACCACATATAGGAGAACTTAATTTTTTAGAAAAATCCTACTTTGTAGGTTATATGGTGAACAAACTGTTAAAAGTTTATACAAAGGAAGAAAAACCCACAGACAGGGATAATTTCAGATTTAAAAGAGTTGAATTATCTGGTTCTCTTATTTATGACTTGTTCAGAGAATATTATTTAATTCAAAAGAAAGATATAACACGTAAAATAGATGAGGAATACTATTATCATAAAGGCGAATATACAGAAGATGATACCCTCACTAGAAAAGAAAAGAAACAACTTAAAAATATAGATAAAAAAACGGACAAAAAAGAACAAAATAAATATAAAGATAATTTTATTGGTCTCATTGAAGCAAATTTCAAATCATTTTTTAAGGATAGAATCGTTGAGCAAGGGTTTCGTAAAGCATTCAAAGGTAATTGGGGTGCTGAAGCCCATACAAAACGTCTAGGTGCTGTTCAAGATTTGAACCGTTTAAGTTGGAATACATTTATTTCTCATTTACGTAAAATAAACTTACCATTAGATGCTAGTGCGAAAGTAGTGGGACCTCGTCTATTAAATTCGTCTCAATGGGGGTTTATTGATCCTATTGATACACCTGACGGTGGAAATATTGGTCTTCATAAACATATGTCTATTAGCGCCTACATTACAAGCGGTTCGTCTAGTCAACCAATTATAAAATGGCTTAGAACCCATACTCCAATGCGTATATTATTAGAATGTTCTACTGAGCAATTGGGTAGTATCACAAAAATATTAGTAAATGGAAGTTGGATTGGCGTTATTGATACTCCGGTGGAATTAGTGAATGAACTAAAATTATATAGACGAAATGGAATTATTCCTATATACACGAGCATATCATTTGATTATAAACATAATGAATTATATATTTACACAGATTCCGGGAGATTAACAAGACCAGTTTATTACGTAGAAGATAATAAATTTAGTTTCGATAGAAAAGATGTTATTGAATTATTAGAAAGTGGTAAAATTTCTTGGGAACAAATCATTTCAGGAATTCTTGAAAAAACAGATGAAAATTTTAAAACAAAAAACAACAAAGTTTATGAATTACATGAACTTTATAAAGATATAGGAACAGACAAAAAATCTGTTTTACAAAAATTAGAAAAAATGAAGTCTATTGTTGATTACGTTGATACTTCTGAAGAAGAATCCGCATTGATTGCCACTCATGTTGACGACGTAAAAAAAAATAAATGGTACACTCATTTAGAAATTGACCCTTCTTTAATTTTAGGCGTAATGGGAAATATGATCATTTATCCTGAAAACAATCCAGTTACACGTAATTCTTTCTCATGTGGACAAAGCAAACAAGCCGTTTCCGTGTACCATACAAATTATCAAATGCGCATGGATAAAATGGGGGTTGTTTTAAATTATGGGCAAACCCCTTTAATAAAATCAAGATATCTTGAATATGTTAATAATGAAGAACAACCATATGGGATTAATGCCATTGTTGCTATTATGAGTTATACTGGTTACAACGTAGAGGATGCTATTTTAATTAATGAAGGGGCTATTCAACGCGGAATATTCAGAACCACTTATTTTACAATGTATGAATCGAAAGAAGAAAGTTCAAAAGTGACAGGTGGAAGTCATTCTAAGTTTGCAAATATAGAAAAAAATAATGTTGTTGGAAAGAAGCAAGGTTACGATTATAGTTTACTAGATGAACACGGGTTAGTTAAAGAAAATACTGAAATAAATGAAAAAATCATATTGATCGGAAAAATAAATTCCAGTTTAGAAAATAAAGACACCTGGACAGACGATTCTATTAAAACTAAAAAAGGGCAACTAGGACACGTCGATAAATCATTTATTACGCTTGGTGAAGAAGGGTTTAATGTTGCGAAAGTGAGAATTCGTGAAGAACGTTTGCCTGCAATTGGTGATAAGATGGCATGTGCTCTTCCTACTCAACAAGTTTTAACTGATAAAGGTTGGATTGAAATTAAAGATATTGATATTAAAAAACATAAAGTTGCCACATTAGATATTAATGGAAATATGTGTTATGAATATCCTGTAAATAAATTTGAATATGAACATAATGGTAAAATGTATTATATTAAAAATAAACAAGTAGAAGTAGTATGTACGTTAAATCATAAGTTATACATAAAAAGACGAGAACAAACTAAAGGTGATAAAGAGTACGAATTATTAGAAGCCGAACATGTTATGGGTAAGATGGTGCGATTTCAAAAATCTATGAAAAATATATATCAGGATGTAGAATGGATGAACATTGGAGATAAACAATATAAAATGGACGATTGGTTACAATTATTGGGTATGTTTATTGCGGATGGGTCATCTAATAAAGCCGGAGCAATTGTAATATCTGCTTTAAAAGATAGAAAAATAGCTTTTAATACAAATTTGTTAACAAAATTAGGAATAAAATATAAATATGATAATATTCAAGATAGGTTTACTATTTTAAGGGGTCAATATCCCGAAATATATGAAGAATTGAATAAACTTAGTGTTGGTGCCTTAAATAAATATTTACCAGAATATGTTTGGTCTTTGTCACAAAGACAAAGCATTATTTTATTAGATGCATTATTGCAGGGAGATGGACATACATATGCTGATGGGTTTTCCAGATACGGAACAATTAGTTCTAAGTTAGCAAGCGATATTTGTAGATTATCAGTTCATTGTGGTTGGTCAGGTATAACAAAAATTGCTGCTGAACCTGGCGATAACCCACATATGATAAAATGTTCTGGATATAATAAAGATAAATTTCATTTTATTGAGTCGAAAAATACATATTATAAAATTAGCATTATTCGTAAGCAAAATCAACCATACATTAATAAAAAAGTAAACGATTCGAATGAAGAAAAATTAATAGATTATGAAGGTAAAGTTTATTGCGTTGAAATGCCAACGTCTCATTTATATTATATGAGAGAGAATAATTTCGCACCATCTATGCTCATAGGAAATTCTCGCGCGGGACAAAAAGGAACCTTAGGTCTCATTATTCCAGAAAGTGATATGCCTTTTAACGCGGAAGGTGTTCGCCCAGATTTAATTATAAATCCACATGCGTTACCGTCTCGTATGACTATCGGACAAATTGTTGAATCATTATTTGGAAAAGTATGTGCTAGTTACGGAGCATTTGGTGACTGTACTGCTTTTCAAGTAAAAGGTTCAAATTATACCACTTATGCTCCTTTATTAGTTGATGCCGGTTTCCATTCGAGCGGAAACGAAATATTATATAATGGTATGACTGGTCAACAACTGTCTGCTGACATTTATATTGGTCCTACTTATTATATGCGTTTAAAACACATGGTAAAAGATAAAATAAACTATCGCGCTCGTGGTCCTAATACTATGTTGACAAGACAACCTGTCCAAGGACGTGCGAATGATGGAGGTCTTCGCATTGGTGAAATGGAACGTGATGGAGTTATGGGACATGGTATGTCTTATTTCTTAAATGAATCCTTTATGGTTAGAGGAGAGAAGCAAGATTTTTATATTGCGATTTGTAACAAGACAGGCTCTATTGCTATTTACAACGAATCTAGAAACCTATTTTTAAGTCCTTTAGTAGATGGTCCCATTAAATTCAACATTAACCCAGATGGGTCACAAAGTATTATGAATTTAAGCAGATTTGGGCGTTCATTTAGCATACTACGGGTTCCATATGCGTTTAAATTGTTAATGCAAGAATTACAATGTTTGAACGTCCAAATGCGGATCATTACGGATGAAAATGTAGATCAGTTATTGAGCATGAGTTTTTCTGATAATATAAATAAACTGGCACAAATGAATAACAGTAATTTGGATGAAGCAGTTCAAAATATAAATTTGGGTATCTTAAATGGTTTACGCAAACCGGAAGAAAAACGTGACAACGACCTATCGGAATCACCGGTTATGCCAGAACCAGTTGTAATTGATACTAATTCAGAGACTATGTCTGAAACAACTACCCCATATAATCCTATTCAGTTTTCTGGACCAGAATCTCCAGAGCAAATACCAGAGCAACTAAAGCATCAAATTCCAATACATCAAATGACATCGCAATATCAATATATTACTAATTCACCGCCATCTCCAAGGCAGTTAGGACCAACTTTACAAGAACAATCTAATTCGTTATCCCCTGGATATAACCCACAGAATACTTCCCCATCAAGTCCAGGATATGATCCTCAAAATACTCCACTACAGAATACTCCACTACAGAATACTCCAACACAGAATACTCCAACACAGAATACTCCAACACAGGAATCATCTATTTTAGAAGTTGCTCCGCCTAGTAATGATGAATCCGAAAATAAATCTTCCATTGAAAATGGAGAGGAACAAAATAAATCAACCGAACAATCTACATCAAATAGCAATAATTCATCTGAAATTAAAAAAATAATAATATAAATAAAAATTGAAATAAAAATAAATCAATATGTTTATATTATAATATAAGAATGTCCACACAAAATTCAAGTGTTTTAATTTCTGAAATCTTTACTTCTAGACAAATAATTCTAGAATTAATGGGTAAACAAGGTTATAATATTAACGATTACGCTAATTTTAGCATTAATGAAGTTAACTCCATGAAACAAAATAACCAACTCGATATGCTTTTAGAAACAAAAGATGAAGTTATCACAAATGAAAATCCTAAAAAGAAAATTTACATTAGATACTATTTGACAGGCAGACCTGCCGCTAAAAATATTCGAGAAATGATTGACGATTTATTTATTTTAACGGAAACTCTACGAAAAGATGATACTTTATTTATTATAATTAAGGATGACCCAAACGAAACACTGATAAATGAAATTAAGCACATTTGGGAGGCAGAAGGTGTGTTCATTGTTATTGAAAGTATTAAACGATTACAATTTAATATTTTAAACCATGTATTAGTTCCACAACATCGTATTATGATGGAATCAGAAGTGAAAGAAATAATAAAAAAATATAACATTAGTGATAGATCGTTGTTTCCGGATATTTCACGATTTGACCCGGTTGCTAGAGCAATTGGATTAAGACCTGGTAATGTTTGCCACATAATTAGACCAAGTAAAACGGCCATTGAGACAAATTATTATAGAATTTGTGTGTAAAAATATTTAAAAATAATATTGGGATTTATAAATATGGAGTACCAATTTGAAAGGCCAAGTAATAAAGGGTTTTCTGTTTACAGTAAAAGCGGTTGTCCAAATTGTATCAAAGTTAAAAAATTATTGAAAGAAAAAAATTTATTATTTAATGTCATTGATTGTGATGACTATATTTTAGAAAACAAACAAACTTTTTTAAATTTTATTAAAAATATATCGAATGTAGATATAAATATGTTTCCAATTATTTTTTATGAAGGAAAATATATTGGTGGATTTATTGAAACAAAAAACCTTATAGATAAACTTTTATTATCGTTTGATGATAATTTTCAATAAAAAATTTAAAGATATTTGTTATTTGTTTTGTTTTAACTAATTAATATATTAATTTTTATAAATATATATATTAATGAATTTAAAAGGTAGTAATATAAAAATAAATAAAACGCCTGAATATACAAATAGACTAGAAACCTTAAAATCAGAAACACCCGCAATTTTAAGTGAATACGAGAGATGCTATGTCTTGTACAATGGAAATACAGCAAACAATGAATACAGAAGATTATTTGACAATATAAATGGTAATTTAGTAACATTAGAATCTAGGTTTACAACTTTATCAAATGATGTAGAAAAAGATATTAATGAAATAAATAAAGAACTTGTTAGTATAAATACTTTAATTGAAAATGAGAAAACAAACTATAAAAATATAAATTTAAAATTAGGAATTGTAGAAAACAAAAATAATGCTTCAACTGAATTGATTTCAGATTATAAACAAATGTATGAATACGGTTATTTGAGAAACTGGGGATTATTTTTTAGCATTGTATTTGCTGGTTACGCTATTTCAAAAGTTTTTAAAACGAATCCTAGCACAATAATCCAACAAAAAATATAATAGTTTAAAATATTAAATTCAAATATTCTAATATTTTAATATTTAAAATGTTTAGTTCTTTATTAAAAAAACCTTTTATACAAAATAACAATTGTTTAAAAAATTTTCCTTTTAAAAATATAAATCCAAATACAATTTATCCCTTTAATGTCGATAAAGAGAATAATAAATTGCACAATATAAATCGTAACAATTATTTAACTCAGTATGATTCACAAAGCGATTTTGAAAGTTTAATTGTTAAAACCACGTATCCAAAAAATGGGTTCCCAACAAATGAAAATATTATTATTAATATTTTTTGTTTCCTAACCCTCTCAACAATAATGTATTATTTTTATAAACCAAATAAATAAATGTTTTCTTACAATAAATATATAATGGCTAACACAAATAACGCAAATCAATATACAGAAAGTAATTCAATTATTTTAGATTTAGAAAGTTTACGGGTTAACTATAATAATCTTCTCACAGAATATAGGCAAGCAGTAACAGATTATGTTACTTATTTGAAAGTAGATATATCAAATTCTACTTATAATAGTAGTCAAAAACCCTTGGAAATTGTTAACGGATACGTTTATTCTGGAACTAGCACTATAAGTCAAATTAAAGTTGCTACGGTTCAAGAGTGTAGAGCATCTTGTTCAACAACTACTGGTTGTACTGGAGCAACATTTAACAACAATTCTAATGCTCAACAAACAAATTGTTCGTTAAGAAGTGGTAATAGTGTTTTAACTCCTTCTTCCAGTAACGACTCTGCTATTGTTTCGAGAGGCAAACAGTTACTTTTGAATATTGAAAACTTAAACACACAACTTCAAACAATAAATACAGATATTCGAAGAAAAAACCAAACAGTTGAACCTTTATATTCTCAACAGAAAACGAAACGAACAAACAATTCAAAAGAACTTACAGACCAATTTAATATTTTAACGGAAGAGAGGAATAAAATCAAAAAACTGATGCAGGAATATACAACTTTAGATCAAAAACAAGAGCATGGAAATATAAAAATAACTCAAAATTACGGTTCATTTTTATTGTTGTTTGCTATAGCAATTCTTATTATAATTTTTCTTATTTGGTCATCAACTTCTTCTTCTGTAACACCACAAACGAACGTTCCAATATTTCAAAGAGGAGGTGAATTAAAATCAACAACTTATTACTTTATATTCAGTTTATTTTTATTTACTTGGTTTATACTAAGAATGAATCACATTATAAAAGGACACGATAAATTATTCTAGTGTTATAATGTTATAGTGTTATAATGTTATAGTGTTATAGTGTTATAATGTTATATAGATACAAATTTATTTTACGTTTGACCGGTTAATACTTATTTATAAATTTGTTTTCTTTTATTTATATATAATGTCTTCACAATTCCAAAGTTTAAGTAATTCTTTCAATTCATTATTAACTGAATATACAAATACATATAAAATTTACATTGATGCCATAAATTCAAACGACAATAGTTTAACAACTGTAAATGATGCTTTATTTAATGGCACGTCTAATTTAAACGTAATAAATAATTCAAACGCAAATACTTGTTTATCGTCTTGTTCTTCAAACACATCATGTGGTGGAGCAACGTTTAACGATGCTAATAAAAGTTGTACTCTTAGTAGCGGAAAAGGGAGTATCGCATATTCTAAAAATTCACAAGCATTTGTTAAAAAAGCGTTGGGTTACAGTTATAAATTACAACAATTAAATAACCAGATGACAGACCTAAATAAACAAATGATGAATATATCTAAAAGCAATTATTCGGAGTATGACAAAAACAACCAAACAATCATTCAGCAACGCCAAACATTAAAAAATAATTATGAAACTTTAATTCATGAAAGAAGCGAAATTGAAGAAATGATTAAAAAATACAATACTATAAATTCCGCACATGAAAATGGGAGTATAAACGTTACTTCAAATTATTATAAATATATTGTGTTTTTGTTTATTGCTATCTTTTTAATAATTCTTTTATTAACCTACTCATTCAAAAATTCCAATGAACAACTTGGTGGAGGAAAATATTTTAATTTTAACACAACTCTATATCTTATTTTTTTAGGAATAGTAGTTGTATTTAATGCTTCAATTAAAAAATAATTAATATAATATTTTTGTATATCATTATATTAATATGACAAGCGTAGATAATATATTTTCAAATATTGGTTTTTTGAAGGATGATAATTATGATAATTATGGATTTACTTCGACTCCATCATTAAATCAAGGAGAAAAATATCAAAAATATCAAAATAAAATAAAAGACCATTTAGAAAAAGACGTAAAAAATGTTAACTCTCGAGAAGGATTTAGCGATATGTTAAATAACTCAACTCATGTCAATAACGGTTTAACATATCAAACGACGAATGTTCTTGAAAATAATGATTTTTCTGCTCAAGATATCTCAAACAATCAATTAAAAACTGATTATACGAATACTTTAAATGAATACAAAACATTAACCAACGAAATTAATATTATGACAAATGATTATTTAACTAGAGTAAATCCTACAAACATTTATTTAAATAAAATTGTTCGTTTTAAAACTGGGCAAACGGCATACGTTACAAATCAAGGCGTTCTAAAATATATTCCTTCCACTGATATTTTAAACAGTATAAATGCCTCTAAAACTTTTACTCAAATAGATATGTCATGGAATAATTCATGGAGCATTGCTGGAGTAACTATTCCTACAATACCAAAATTATTATCTGGTACTCCTATGAAATTAAATCAATCCGTAGGAAATGAAGGAACGAATGTCTACGTAAGTAATTTATCAACCGCTCCTGTGTCTAATTACGTAGGTTGTTATGCGGACAATGAGAGCACCCCCTTAATGCAGTTTGTAAATGGAACACCCACTACAAATCCAAATGGTGGCACATATACTTATAAAATGTGTCAAGATGCCGCCAATGATGGAGGTTATAAATATTTCGGTTTACAGAATGTTATCTCTTCAACCTCTAAGGGATTTTGTACAGTCGGTAATGACAAAACAAAAGCGTCCAGTTTAGGTGAATCATTTAATTCAACTAATATTAGTTTATGGACATCTAATACAAATAATTATACTGGTAATACAGCAACTTTAACGAATACTGGTTCTTTATCTGTTATTGATTCTACTGGAAAATCTATATTTAGCACGCCTAATACAAGCAGTGCTCCAAGCAATTATTTAGGTTGTTACGGTGATAGTAAAAATAGAGCAATGACTCCATATAATAATGGTAGAAGAGTAAATGGTTTAGAAGAATGTCAAGAAGCCGCTACTAAAGGTAAATATACGTATTTCGGTTTACAAGATTCTAAAAATGGGAAAAATGCTCAATGTTTTTTAAGCAATAATTTAAAAAATACAACCAAATACGGTAAGGCAACCAATTGTAGTAAAATTTCTGAAGGTATTTGGAGTGGTGGTGGGTGGTCAAACGCTGTTTATAGTTTAAATCCAAATAGTAGATATTATTTAATTATACAAGATGATGGAAATATGTGCCTTTATAGGGGTACTGGACCAACAGATAATCAAGGACTTATATGGCAAGCAAGAACGCAAGGAAAACAACAAGATGTAAACTCATCTTATATGGCATCAAAAGGAAAATATGGGAAAAATTGGATTTCAAATGGTGCTACATTAGCGGCCGGTGATTTTATAGGGTCAACAAAAGGAGACATGGCATTAATAATGGAAAAAACGGGTAGTTTAGTATTATATACCTTTAAAATGACGACAAATTGTTCTAGAATGAATGACGGTAATATGGGGGCAGGAAAAGGTGGAAACGCTCTATATGAGAATGTAACCGTTACCGTTCCATCGAAATTATCAAAGGTAGCATATGTAGATGAAAACGCTACATTATATGAATACCCAATAAACAACGTCGAATATTCAAATAATTATACAACAATGACTGGAACAAATAGTAATGGATATGATATTTCTGGCGCTTCATACGCTAATGCAACGGTCGAAGCGTGTAAAAATACATGTAATAGTAATTTTAGATGTGCCGGTTTCTCTTTTTTAAATAATACTTGTTATCCAAAAACTTCTGGCATGTATCCAACTGGTACTAAACAATCAGACAATAACAGTACTTTATATGTGAGAAACAAAAAACCCATTACACCACCAATGGGCGCTTCAAGCGTAGTAAATAACGTAGATACTATTGCATATACAAATTATAATTTAGGAACTAACATGAATACGCAATATGGTTTAAAAAATGTTACGGGTAGCAAACAAACGCAACTGTCAGAATTACGTACAAAACTAAATGATTTAACAAATAGATTAATTTCATTAACTGGAAAATATGACACTGGAACTTATCAAGCAAACACTCAATCAAGCGTAAATATTGTTGGTGTTAACGATTATTTAAACAAAATAAATAATAATAATAGTCAAATCAAGGGGGTTAATTCAAACGTTATTGAAAATATTTTAAAAGATAGTGATATTATTGTGTTACAAAAAAATTACAACTATTTATTTTGGAGTATTTTAGCAGTTAGTACTGTTTTAATATCGATGAACATTGCTAAAAAATAAAAAGAAAAAAAATTAAATATAAAAGCAAAAAATTAAATTATATAATTATCTTCTTATATTTTATATAATATGTCTACTTTACCGAACGTTGAACAAAATAATGAACAAATATTGACTGATATTCAATCATTGCAAGAAACGGAGCAACAACTTTTTAATAGTTTAGAAACAAACCCTAATTTAACTAAAGAACAACAACAAAATATAGTTGGAAAAATGAATCAGATTTCTAATATGCGTATAAAATTATATCAAACATTAAGCGGCATTAATACCTTTTATAAAAATGCTTTAAGTTCATCTGTAGGAACATTGCAGGAACAAGTAATTGCCGTTGGTATTGTTGAAGATGAATTAAATAGATCAAAGAAAAGACTTCAAATTTTACAAGAAGAGAGGAATAATAAAATTCGCCTTGTTGAAATTAACGATTATTATAGTGACACGTATGCTGAGCATTCTCAACTTATGAAGATAATTATTTTTACACTTGTTCCAGTAATTATTTTAGGAGTTTTAAATAATAAGGGTATTTTACCTAATTTATTTTATCGCATTTTATTAATAATCGTTGCTTTTATTGGTGCTTATTACTTTTGGGAATGCTTCGCATCTATCATAATGCGTGATAATATGAATTATCAAGAATATAATTGGCGTTTTAACGCTAATGCGGCACCTGGTCCTCCTTCTTCTACTTCTACAAGTGACCCTTGGAATGTTAATCTTCCTTCAACGGGCACGTGTATTGGTCAAATGTGTTGTTCTACAGGTCAAACGTGGAGTTCATCATTATCTCAATGTGTTGGCGCATCAACCGTTAAGGTCTAATTTTTTATGTATATTTTTATAAATTTAAAGAATAAAATAAAATTTATTCTTTAAATTCTTATATTTGTATAATATAGCATGAGTCAATTTGATATAAGTAATTTTGATATAAGTAAATTAAATATTAATGATATTACTAATTTGAATAATTTTGACATGGACAAATTTAATACATTAATAAATCAAGCAAACACTATAATAAAAACGGAAAATAATGATAATACGCAAAATTATTCAAATAATGAAATACAAGAAACAGAATTACAAGTAGTAGTTGAAGGAATAACAGATGATTTAAAAACGGAATTTGATGATAAAGCAGCGCAAATTAAAACAAAAATAGATACTTATAATGGTTTATTTTTAAACTTGGAAAATGTGTATGACCTTTACGATAAGTATAAAAAAAGAAATGTAGAATTATTAGTTGAACTTAAAGATGAAACGAATGATGTTCTTACAAACGAACGTAAAACATATTATGAAGACCAAGGAATAGATAAATTAAAGTTTTATTATTATTATTTTCTTTTAACTATTTACATTGTTTGTATTGTTTTGTTTGGGTTTTTCTCTCTAAAATATCCTTCGCAATACAGCATTATAGCGAGAATATGTATATTTATACTTTTAATTATACTTCCATTTGTGTCATCCTTTATTTTAGGTAATTTTATATATTTACTCCATGAAACATATAATTTATTACCTAAAAATGTTTATAATAATGTCTAGATTGTTCAATGTGTAAAATAAAAATTAAAACTATTATAAAAAGTATTATAAAAATATTTATAAAATTTGTATTTAATAAAATTTATAAATAAATCGAACCTCACACAAAAGATTATACGCTAAATTTTTACAAATCATCAATCACATCCTCTTCTTCCGTTTGATAAATTATTTTAACGCCATGCCAACCAGTAGGTTTTATTTGACCGAATTTTTTATTCATAATTTCACATACTTCTTCACCTTTTGGCATTTTATTTCTTGAACCTTGTCCTTGTGATTGTTCAAACCATATCTTAAATTCCCCAGTTAATTCCATCTTTTTAATTTTATCCTTGGGGTTATTGGTTTTACTAATTTTTTCTGAAATAAACGCTGTAATATGGTCTTGTCCCTTTCTATATTTATTGGAAGAGTTCAACACCGTTTCACAAATCTCTACAATTCCGTTCGTTTCAAACGCAATTTTCACTAACATACTCGCAAATACGGGTGCTAACGTAGGCAACCTTTCTTTCAAACTCTTATCTTTTATAAATATGTAAGGTGTCTCATCCGTATAAGTTTCTCCTTCGTCTACAAATTTTGACAAGAAATCGCATTTTCGAATTCTTCTCCAAGTTCCGTCATCATTGCTTTCAATATCAAATAAATTATTGGTACATACAATTAAATTAAATTGTGGGTCAAAACTTTCTGACTCTGAATATAATCCTCTTGCTAGAATTGTATCACCACCAGTAAGTTCCTTCATAACACCTTCATTTAGTTTTACGCCTTTACTCGGTTCTTGCATGACAGCATATCTTACGCCTTTTAATTTAAGAACTTCGTCTGATGTTCCACCAATTTTACCTCTTGCTTCAGTTACTAATGTTATGGGAACGGTGCCTTTATATTCGCCTAGCGTTGCGGACATCAAATCGGCAACAATTGACTTTCCGTTGCTACCGCTGCCGTGATACACATGAAACGTTTGGTTTTTATTTGTGCCTATTAAACACGATGCTAAATGATGCCACATATACTTATTGAGGTCTGGCACCGGAAATAATTTATCCATAAATTCATTTATCGCTTTTATTGTTGTGCTATATTGACTTGTGTTATCGGTATTGTATAAATCCGGAATATAGTTAATTTTTGTTGTTTTTGTAATATAATCTTCTGGGTATCCTTCTCTAAAGATATTGTTTGCGAAATCGATTACACCATTATTAAAACACATTAAATTTTTATTTGAATCCACGCTTTTAATAAATTCGTCGTCGTAAAATATTTCTGCTGCTTCACGTAAAATCTTATCTTTATCGGTTGTTTTCTTTAATTTTACGCTTACTTCACCAATTATTTTTAATTTTTTTTGGAGGAATACTCTTCTTGTATCATCCTCAGCGTATTCTTGTAATTCTCTTGATAATTGGTCCGTTTTTTGTTGAAATAAAATGTATAATTCTTCTGATATCTTTGACCTTAAACTGAGTCCCCTATCAGAAACCCATCTGTGTTGTTTAAATTGATACCAAATACCCTTTTTATCATAACTCACACAAACATATCTATCTTTATACATTTGTTTTAGAACCATCGCCAAATCATATTCTGCTCCGCTTTCATACGTTTTTTCCAAATAATAGTCAATGGTATTTTGTTTAATTTTCTCATATTCTTCAAAATTATCTTTTTTGACCCAATACATAATGGATTTACGCGTCACTTTATTTCCGTCATGATTTGATTTATGAAATTTCTTCCATTGACAAAATAAATCAGTAATTGTATTGTAATCAAAATCACTGGCTTTGCTTCTCAATTGAATCCATGACAAGAATAATCTTTCGTCTGTCTGCTTCAAAGCAAACGCTACTTGTCGGTTTAAAAGATGAGAACCAGATTGATAATATTTCTCAGGCAATGCTTGCGTGAATTGATGCGTTTCATTAATTTCATATTCATTTTGTTTAAGGTGTTTAAGCATCATATTTACTGCTCTTTCTAACGTTTCTTTATCTCGTATATCATTTATTGAAATACTTTCAACGTCTTCATTGTCATCGTCATTTTCTGAAATTATATTAATTTTCATTTTACTCGATGCCTTCTTAATCTTAGGGGTTTTATTGTCTAATCTTTTATTGTATTCTTCAATAATACTTGGATTTATTTCAAATTTAGGGTTTTTATCATATTGAACAGATAATTTCGCAAAGTTATTTTTTAAATCAAATTCGGTTACATCAATTTCATCTAATGCGAATTGTTTATCTGATGGGTCAACCGTTATGGAATAATGATGCGTTAATTCATATGCTTCATTTCCTGGTTTTCGAGAACCAAACAATTGCCAATTTGTTTTACCTTTACTAATTCCTTCGTCTAACACCGAGTCAAATCCGTTAATAAGCGGTAAATCCCATACGTCAGATAAGCGTTGAATCATTTTATCACGAATTACCATTTGCATCGGGTGGTCAATTTGTAGTCCGATTAACATGTGTATTCCGTCTTTTGTTAAACTCCCGTCTGCTAATCTATTTACATTAGGTTTTTCTAGAATAAATATATCAAACTGCTTCTCTGGATCAACCAAATAGCATTCCTTGATAGCATCTAAATATTCACATACCATATCGGTGATATGCTCTTCTTTATGCTGTCTAGAAATTACGTCGTGACTATATCTAAAATCAAAATCCACTGCCATCGGACCACCTAAGTCCAATTGTTTTTCGGTTAAATATTCCTTGCGTTTTTTCACAAAAATACTATCGTAATATAGACTATAGAAGAGCGGTAATTCTTCTTTTGGAATTACGTATGAACCACCGTATATATTGTGGTCCTTATCCGGTATTCTTGTATGTGTAAAATTTAACTGTTCTCCCTTTGGTTCATTCTTAGCACTATGCTTTGCCAAGAACTCATTTAAATCTTTAATATGTGATGCTGATATCATTGTTAAACTCATTGTTGTTATAATAACTCAATATTTTTCTATTTCATTTTTTTTAAAATTTAATTATCAATTTTAATCTATTTTAAAAATTTAATTCGATAAAGTGATCGCTTGAATGGTTTAAAAACAAAATAACATTAATATATGGGTTTATTTCTTAAAGACCTTTATAAAAATCTATTTATATAAAAATAGGTTTAAATATAACATAACTATTAATATAATCAACACTCATGAACGCTGTTATTTCGAAAGAAACTATTGCTCGATTATTAAAGGATGTTAAGCATATTATTAAAAATCCACTTATAGAACAAGGGATTTATTATATACATGATGATGTGGATATGTTGAAAGGTTATGCTCTAATTATTGGACCTAGTGAAACACCCTATTTTGGAGGGAATTATTTTTTTGAGTTAATGTATCCAACGGATTATCCACATAGTCCACCAAAAGTGAAATATTGTACAAATGGCAATAATGTTCGGTTTAATCCTAATTTGTACATTTGTGGAAAGGTTTGCGTATCCCTATTAAATACTTGGCATGGAGACCAATGGACATCGTGTCAAACTATTTCTACTGTGCTTTTAACATTATGTACTTTGCTTTGTAAAGACCCACTATTAAATGAACCTGGTGTTTCTAATGGACATGGAGACATGAAAAGTTATGATGAAATTATACAGTATTCGAATATTGAAATTGCTGTTTGTAATATTGTTGAAAAAAAGGAATCCATTTATGTGCCGTTTTTTGAAAATTTTTATCCATTTGTAAAAGCAAACTTTTTAAAAAATTACGATAAATTATTAGAATTTTCTGAAAAAAAGAACGCCGAATTTAATTCTGAAACAAAATATTTTACAACAAGATTTTATAGCATGAATATAAATGTAAATTATAAAAAGGTTATCGAAAAATTAAAGGAAAATAAAATTTTACTTGGAGGTTCATAAATTTGTTTTTATTTTATTGTTTGTTTTTATTTGTTTTTATTTGTTTTTATTGTTTTACAAGAAAATTGAAATAAATAAATAATTTAAAACTATATTATATATCAAAGATGCATTTCTGTTCAATTTGTTCTAACATGTACTATATCCGTATTAATGCGGAAGACCCAAATAAACTTGTTTATTATTGTCGTAAATGTGGGAACGAAGATAAATTATTAGCAATTGAAAATGTTTGTGTATCAAAAACACATATTAAAAAAACCGAGCAAACATTTAGTCACATTATTAATAAATACACAAAATTAGACCCGACGTTACCGAGAATTAGCACTGTTTTGTGTCCAAACGTAGATTGTTCTACTAATAAAGAAGACGTACCTAGAGAAATAATTTATATAAGATATGATGATAGTAATATGAAGTTTGTCTATTTATGTTCTCATTGTGATACTGTTTGGCAAACTACTGAAACAGCATAAAAGGCATAAATAGTTAAAAATTATAGTTTATTTTAGATTAGATTAGATAAATTTGGTGTATATATTTTTTATTTAATTTTTAAAAGAAAATTGAAATTAATTATTTAAAAGTATCTTTAGTTAATATAAATAACAATGAGCGGATATTATTCTGAACATTCTGACACAGATTCTGATAATGATTCTAATTCTGACTCGGAAATAGAAACTCAGACAAAAAATCAAGTACTATTTAATAAAATACCCGGTATCATAAAAGGTGGTAATATTGCTGTTCCGGATGATGATGTTGACATTGATGACGCAGACGTTTCAGATGATTCAGATGGAGATGTTTCCGAAGAAGACGATGGTGAAGAAAAAATTGGTGGTCAAATTTCAGATCAAGAAGATGCTGATGAAAGTGACGATGACGAAGATAGTGAAGATGAAGCTAAAGTCAATGAAGATGGTGATATTATTGAAAAAGTGCCGTTAATTAAAACAAACGGAAAACCTAAAAGAATTCCAATAGTAACTCAGTATGACGATGATGAAGATGATGACGATGAGTATGAAGAAAATTATCTACAAAAATTTGATAACGAAATTATAAAAAATTATGTAAATGAATTTCATCCCGAATGTTTAAACCATAATTATGAAGAAATTGCAAAAATGTCTATTGTTATCAGAAACAGTGATGGAATTATTATTGACCCACTCCATAAAACAATCCCTTACTTGACAAAATATGAAAAAGCACGTATTTTGGGTCAACGTTCCAAGCAAATTGAGACGGGGGCTAAACCGCTTGTGAAAGTTCCTGAAAATATTGTTGATGGGTATATTATCGCTGAATTAGAACTAAAAGAAAAGAAAATCCCTTTTATTATTCGTCGTCCTATACCTGGAGGCAGTTGTGAATACTGGCATTTAAGAGACCTTGAAAATGTTGGGTTTTAAAATAAAAATTTAATTATAAATTTAATTAAATGATAACATTAAAATAAAAATTTAATTATTGTAAAATATATAAAACTTTTTTATTTTTATTTAAAGATATAAAAATAAAAAACTTATGTTTGTCCCAAAAAATAATACAAAAATATTTGAATATGTCTGGATTGGTGGAAAGGGTGAAATTCGTTCAAAAACAAGAGTGTTGTATAATTCAGGTATTCCATTAAATGGCGATATTCCTAAATGGTTTGATATAAATTTTATTCCGAAATGGAACTATGATGGGTCGTCTACTTGGCAGGCAGATAGCAATAAAAATACAGAGGTTATTTTAAAGCCTTGTGCCGTATTTATTGACCCTCTAAGAAGTATACAAAATACCCATTGTTATATTGTTTTGTGCGATACGTATGATGACAAGGATGAACCGTTACAAACAAATAGTCGAATTATAGCTAAGACTATTTTTGATAAGAAAAAAGAGGAAGAACCTTGGTTCGGGTTAGAACAAGAATATTATATACAACCGAAAACAACAACCGATATTTTTATACCCGTGAATGAAGGATATCATTATTGTGGAAACGCCGATTTAAAATTTGAGAGGACTATTGTTGAACAGCATTTAGCAGCATGTATTGCCGCTGGACTAACAATTTCAGGAATAAATGCGGAAGTCGTTGAAAGACAGTGGGAATATCAAATAGGACCTTGCTGCGGCATTAATTTGGGCGACCAATTTATTATTTCTCGATATTTACTCTTAAAAATTGCCGAAAAACATGACGTCATTATTGATTTTCAACCGAAACCATATCCAGATAAAAACGGTTCCGGATGCCATATAAATTTTAGCACAGTTAATATGCGAGATGAATACGGTCTTGAAGAAATTTATAAGTGTATGCCGAAGTTAGAGAAAAAACACCAGGAACATTTACGCGTTTATGGTGAAGAAAATGAAAAACGATTAACAGGAATACATGAGACATCTAGTTATGAAAAGTTTTCTTGGGGCGTCGGAACCCGTAATACCTCTGTAAGAATACCAAATCAAACTCTAAAAGATGGTTGCGGTTATTTTGAAGATAGAAGACCGGCTTCTAATATTGACCCATATTTAAGCACTTCTATTTTATTTGAAACCTGTTGTTTGAATGATTAATTTTTAGAATATAATTTTTATAATATATATATATGGAGAAAGATTATTTAGATGGGATAGACATCATATATTGGATAAATTTAGATAGAGCAAAAGATAGACACAAACATATGACCGAATTATTCAAAGATGAAATATTTAAAAATAAAAAAATTATAAGAAAAAGAGCGATTGATTATAAAGAAAAAAACTTAGCGACTATGATTGATACGTCTCACTTTAGACAGACAGAACAAGAATATGCTTGTTTATTGTCTCATTTAGAAACGATAAGATTATTTTCGGAAACTAATTATGAAAACGCTTTAATTCTTGAAGATGATGTTAGTTTAGATTTTAAACCTTACTGGGCTAAAACAATAAAAGAAGTTATAGATGATGCTCCCAAAGATTGGGATATATTAAAATTATATATTAAGCCTACGTGTATAAATAAATATAAAAAATTATATACTTTATGGGACGCTAAACCTAGACTTCTATATATTGGTGAAAAATTTAAAAACACGGTATCTAAAAAAGATACATTATTAGATTTTGGTACTGTAGCATACTTGATAAATAATAAAGCCGCAAAAAAATTTATAAAAAACATATATCATAATAAAAAATATGTGTTGGATGATTGTTTAACTATTCATGTTTCTGATTATCTCATATATAAATCATTGAAAACTTATGTATATAAATACCCTTATTTTACCTTTAAAAAAAATAATATATCCTATATTCAAGTAAATAAACCTAAATACGACAATAAACTAAGTGAACAAGGTGATAAATTTATAAAAATATTAAAAGGTTATAAAAATAAGCAAACGCGTAAAAACAGACAATCATATAAACAAACTCGCAAAAATAAAATTTAACACACAATAGATTTTGTATTTTGCGTTAATACA